GGAGAAGCATCCTGGATGGAAGAAAACGGACTCTACCCGGACAGCCAGGATACCTTCGGCCAGCAGTCCATCGGTGCCTACAAGCTGGGCACGGCCATCCGCGTATCGGAAGAACTGTTGAACGACAGCGTTTTCGACCTGGAAAGCTACATTGCCGGCGAATTCGCCCGCCGCATCGGTACGAAAGAAGAAGAAGCCTTCCTTGTTGGCGATGGCAAGAACAAGCCGACCGGCGTCTTCCCGTCTGCCGAAGTGGGGGTTACGGCCACGACCGCTTCCATCACCTTTGACGACGTCATCGACCTCTATCATTCCCTGCGTATCCCGTACCGCCGCAAGGCTGTCTGGCTCCTGAACGATGCGACCATTAAGGCCCTGCGTAAGGTGAAGGACAACAACGGCAACTACATCTGGCAGCCGTCTGTCACGGCAGGTACGCCGGACACCATCCTGAACCGGCCTTGTTACTGCACGTCCTTTGCACCGGAACTGGCGGCGGGCAACCGTCCCATGCTCTTCGGGGACTTCAGCTATTACTGGATTGCGGACCGTGAATACCGCTCCTTCAAGCGTCTCAATGAACTGTATGCCGCGAATGGCCAGATCGGTTTCCTCGCCAGCCAGCGCGTGGACGGTATGCTGATGCTCAAGGAAGCGGTCAAGGCCCTGGAGATGAAAGCGAAGGGATAAACCATGATTGTGACGCTGGAAGAAGCCAGGGAATACCTTCGGATTGACGAAGATGATACCTCGAACGACGAGGTCATCCAGTCTTCCCTGGAAACAGCCCAGGCGCTCTGCCTGGATATATCCCGCTGCGAGGAAGCCGATGCCGAAGAAAATCCCGTGATTTTCCACGAAGCGATTCTCTACGCCGCGGCTTTTTTGTATGAACACCGGGAGGAAGCGGACTACGCAGGCCTTTTGAAGCGTCTGCGCTGGCTCCTTTTCGGGGTACGCCGCAGCGCATTTTAAGGAGGTGTGCCATGAAGACGGGACTCTTGAATAAGCGCATCGAAATCCTGGGAAAGAAAGCCGTGACCGATGAATACGGCTTCGATACACAGACCGATGCCGTCATCTGCCGCTGTTGGGCGTCCATCAAGCCGGCACGGGGCAAAGTGTTCTATGAACTGGAGCGTAAAGCCGATACAGAGTACACGCTGATCACTATCCGCTGGCGTCCCAATATCACCCATGACATGAAAGTGAAGTACCAGGATCACCTCTACGATATCGACACCATCGTCGACCCGTACATGCGCCATGAAGCATTAGAGCTGTACTGTACGGAAGAAATAAGGGGGACGGACACATGAGTAAAGGCGATTTTGACATGACTGGTCTGGAGGAACTGTCTTCCAGGTTGATGACTGCTGTCGATGATTTCCCGGGGACTGCCGAAAAAGGCCTGATCACTATCGGCAATAAACTCAGGAAGGCGTGCGTAAAAAACACGCCGGAAGGCAGTACAGGAAAGCTCAAGAAGGGCTGGAAACATAAAGTAGAAGGCTATAACGGGTTCGAGCTGGTCTATGAGTTGCGCAATACACATCCGGTTCATCACCTGCTGAATAATGGCCATGTAAAGAAAACGCCCGGCGGTAGGGCCGTGGGCTATTATGAAGGACAGCACTATACGGAAAAATCCGTCAAGCAATTTGAAGCGAGTGACCTGCAGCCGGGACTGGAGAAACTCACGAAGAAACTCCTCAAGAAAGCAGGCGGCACATGATTCATGATATCGATATCCTGCAGGCTGTACAAAAAGCGCTGCGAGAAAAATTTCCTTATCCCGTCTATTTGCAGGAAGTGAAAGAAGGCTTTACGCCGCCGGCCTTTTTTCTGAAAACGATGACGGTGGCGACGCCACAAAAAGAAAACGAGGTCTACCGGGATACCGACCTCTACATTACCTATCTGCCGAAGAAGCAGGAAGCCAGCACGACTATCTATGCCGTGCTTTTTGCTGCGGAAGAGTTGTTCTGGAATGGACTAAACGTTGGCGACCGCTATCTTCCTGTCGTTTCTATCACTGAAGAATTGATGGGGACGGACAATGATGGCGGGCGCTTGACGCTAACCTTTCAGTACTATGACGCCCAGAAAAAAGTAGAAACGGCAGAAATCATGAAGGTATTGCATCAGCGGTACCAGGGAAAGGAGACGTAACTAATGAAAATGCCATCTATCAATGTCGTGTTCAAAGAAAAAGGCATCAGCGCCATCGCGCGCAGTGCCCGCGGCATTGTATTGTTGATTTTGAAGGAAGAGACGCTGCCGTCCCAGACGGAAGTGAATCTCTATACGGCCGATGACATTCCGAAAGAACTCTCAGACAGCAACCGCGAGCAGCTGGAGCTGACCCTTCGCGGCTACGTAAACAGTCCGAAAAAAGTCATCGCCGAAATCATCAGTAAAGACGCAGAAGATTATACCGACATTTTAAAGACCATCGAAAATAAGCGCTTTGATTATCTGGTTATTCCGGATATCGAAGAAAACCACATCGACACAATTGCGACCTGGATTAAGGGGATGCGGACGAATAAGAATAAGCGCATCAAGGCCATCTTGCCAGACTGCACTGCCGATACGGAAGGCGTCATTAACTTCGTCAATAAGGTCATCCGTACGCGCACGAAGACGTACACGACCGCTCAGTACTGCGGCCGCATTGCAGGCGTTATCGCAGGAACGCCGATGACCATTGCCTGCACTTATGCGCCGCTGCCTGAGGTTATTGGCTGTGACGTCTGGACGCAGGAAGAAATGGACACTATGACCAATGCAGGGAAGCTGTTCTTCTTCTTTGACGGGGAAAAGGTCAAACTAGGTCGCGGCATTAACTCCCTGGTTACGACCGTCCAGGGCAAAGGCGTATCGTTCCAAAAAATCAAGCTCGTCGATTTGATGGACATGATGTACGACGATATCCGCACGACGGCACAAGACCATTACCTCGGCAAGTATTCAAACAGCTATGCCAATCGGTGTCTGTTGGTGACGGCGGTTCAGGGGTACCTCGATCAGCTGGCCCAGGAAGGTTTATTGGAAGAAGGGCAGAATACCGCTTACATCGATGTAGAAGCGACAAAAACCTGGCTGGAATCGAATGGCAAATATACGAAAGAAGAACTGGCAGATATGTCGGATATGGAAATCAAGCTGGCCAACATCGGCAGCAATGTCTTTCTTTCTGTAGACGCCTCGCTTCTGGATGCCATGGAAGATGTCACGATTGGCGTCAATATCTAAGGGGGGTGAAGCAAAATGAACAGCATGGAAGCCAAACGGGTAATGAACGGCAAGTATGCCGACCTCTATATCGACGGTGATCTGATGGCCGAAGCCACTGCTTTCAAGGCCGAAGTCACCCTGACCAAGGAAGAAGTGAAGATGCTCCGTCATGTGGGCAAAGGCTACAAGGTCACGGGCTACGACTGCAAAGGGCAGCTGAAGCTCCATAAAGTCTCCAGCTACATGATCAAGAAGATGAACGACAACATCAAGGCGGGCAAGCAGACCGTCGTGACCATCGTTTCTGTCCTTGATGATAAGGATGCCATCGGCAGTGAACGTATCGTCATCAAGGACGCCACCTTCGACAGTCTCATCCTGGCCGACTGGGAAGTAGACAAGATGGGGGAAGAAAGCTATAGCTTTACCTTCTCTGACTGGGACCTGTTGGATTTAGCATAAGGAGGACATGCACATGAATATGGTAGACAAACTGCTGAAGGCAGATATTGCCAACAAGCTGGCGAATAAACCAACGAAAAAAGTAAAGATGGAACGCCTGAGCAAGCTCCTGGGCTTCGATTTCATCGTGACGCTGCAGGCCATCGACCCGGAGCGCTACGCCGATATCCAGAAGATGGCTGTCGATTTCACAAACGGCAACGCGGAAAACATCGACCTCTACAAGATGCAGACCCAGACGCTCCTCGCGGGTATCGCCGACCCGGACCTCAAGAACAAGGACCTCCTGGAAAAATTCGGTGCCGCCATCCCGGCAGACATCATCCGGAAACTCTTCTTGGCCGGCGAAATTGCCGACCTTACGGCACAGATTACCGAACTCAACGGTTATACCACACAGGACAAGGTGGATAAGGCCGTAAAAAACTGATCCGGACCGATGGCGAGGTGCAGGCGATGTATCTCCTTTTTAGGGACCATCACCTGCTGCCGTCAGCGGTCCTGCAATGCGGTTACGGGGAACGGCAGGTACTGTATGCTTTTGTCCGGTATGAGATGGAAGAACGCAATGAAAAAGGAACCCCACTGCCGTGAGGTTCCTGCTTCATAGTTCTTATATTACGATTTCTTGTGAAAGCCTTTAATCTGGCAGTATGTCTTCTGATTTCATCAACTCCCTGAATTCTTTAAAGTTCGGCGGGTAAGCGTTATCTCCATAAATCTTCAGTGGCCGTTTCCTGTCTGAAAACTGGATGGTCAGTTCCCATTGCTCTCCATCGAGGATACCCGGATTTACATATTCTCTATCCCAATCTTCAAGATGGAGTGATTGAAGCTCTGCAATAAATTCGCTTTTATCTAATTCATCAATCTCAGACAAGGGCGAAGCAGGTGAAAGTGAGTGCTTAACCTCATACACCACCTGGTCACCCTCAAATTGTACCGTTGTTGTTCTATACCCGTCAAAGAAACCGCCATCTGTAAAAATCAGCTTTTCTATACAGGCAATATGATTGAGAAAAGCTTTCCCTACCTTTTTAGATTTCATGATGCCCGCCTCCATAATCATTTCTTCTATGGCGTATTCGCCTTTTTACTATCTATCTTCATTATAACAAAAGATTTTTTGAAACAGGTCGCTTACAAGGCGACAAGGAAACCCATTGCTTGATGATCCTGACATAGGCTGTCGGGATGGAAAGAGAGGTGAAACAGCGTGGCCAATAATGTCATCGATGCCGCCATCCGGTTGCGGGATTTATTTACGCCGACCGTGAAGAGTGTCAATGCCAGCCTTGGTTCTATGAAGACTCAGATGGCAGCGGTGAAACAATCGGTCAGCGGCTTTTCAGATAAGCTGACGGAGCATGAGCGCATCCAGAAACGGACGGCTAAGAGCATCGAGCAGACGGGCAGCAAGATTTCCGGGCTGTCGGACAAAATGGCTCTGCTGTCCGCACCTATCCTGGCGGCGGCGACGGCAGGCTTCAAACTCCACAGTGATTTTGCCAACGGCATCGCCAAGATTTCGACCCTGGTCGATACGACAGTCGTATCCATGCAGAAAATCAGCAACGAAATCCGTGACGTCAGTGATGAGACAGGGGCGGGAGTGGCTGACCTTTCGGAATCCGTCTACCAGGCGATTTCCGCAGGTGTCGATGCGGCTCATGCGGTAAGTTTCGTCAAAGATATGACGATTGCCGCCAAAGCAGGTTTTACCGATACGACGACGGCCGTCAACGGTGTCACGACGGTCCTCAATGCTTATGGGAAATCAGCAGAAGAAGCCTCGGCCATTACGGACCAGATGCTCCTGGCACAGAACTTTGGTAAGACGTCCTTTGGTGAAATGGCCGAAGCCATGGGCAACGTCATCCCTATTGCGGCCCAGCTTAATGTCAGTACGCAGGAACTTTTTGGTTCTATTGCGGTCCTCACGAAAAACGGTATCCGTACAAGTGAAGCGATTACGGGACTCAAGGCGGCTTATAGCAATATCCTGAAGCCGTCTTCTGAAGCGGCGAAATTGTCGCAGTCCCTGGGTATCGAGTTTAACGCTGCACATCTCAAGAGTGTGGGCTGGGTGAAATTCCTCGATGAAGTGAAGCGGGCGACCGGTGGCGATGCGCAGCAGATGGCACAACTCTTCGGTTCCGTCGAAGCCCTGAACAGTGTCCTGGTCCTGACGGGCAAAGGTGCCGGAGATTTTGACAAAGTCATGGATCAGATGGCCCAGTCTGCCGGCATGACGAGGGAAGCTTATGAAAAGATGCTGACGCCGTCCGAGCAGATGCAGCTTGCTATGAACCAGCTCAAAAATGCCGGCATGGACTTGGCCGTTGCCTTTACACCTTACTTTAAGGCCATGTCGATGCGCGTGAAAGAGCTGGCTGCTTGGTTCCGTTCCTTGACACCCGAACAAAAAGCGCTCATTGGCCAGGTCGCTTTTGGCATTGTGACCTTCCAGCTCTTCGGCTCGACGCTGGGCCGTATTCTGACGGTCGGTGGCAGGGCCTTTGGCACTTTTAATTCCATCGCAACGGGCATCAGCAAAGCCGGCAGCGTATCGAAATATCTCTCGACGCAGTTCAAAGGCCTCATCCCAGTTTGCCGGGGCATTGCTATCGTGGCCAAGGGCATGGGAAGTACTTTTCTGACGGCAGGCCGCATGATGATCACCACCATCCGTGCCGTAGGCGCCGCGGCCATGGCCAATCCTATCATTATCATCATTGCAGCGATTATTGCTGCTCTGTATCTCTTATGGAGTAACTGGGATACGGTGTCGCAGTATATTGAACAGGCAATTCAGGCCATATCGGAAGCCGTCGATGCCGGGATGAACTGGATCAGCTCGGCCTGGGATGGCGCAATGAACGCCATCAGCCAAACGGCCTCAAACATTTGGGAAGGCATCAAGAATACGTTCCGCAGCGGTGTGAACTGGGTCATTGACCAGGTGAACGGCCTTATCTCCAGTATCAATGGTCTGTCTATCGACATCCCGTCCCTGACTGGCGGCGCACCGACCCATGTAGGATTTGATATCCCGAGCATCAGCCACTTTGAAAGAGGCGTCGAAAACTTCCGCGGTGGTTTTGCCGTCATCAACGAAGACCAGCGTGGTGAATTAGTCCATCTGCCCAATGGCAGCACCGTCGTACCGCATGATGAAAGTATCCGCCAGGCCATGAATGCCGGCAGCGGCAGTATCACCATCCGCATCGATACCATGAACGTTCGCAGCGAGCAGGACATCGACGTTGTAGCTGAAAAGCTCGTCGAAAAAATGAGACTGTACGGCATGAACCGCATGAAAGGAGCGACTATCTGATGAGTTCTTTCTTAGCCTCTCTGTTGAACGCCATCGGCCTGGCAGCGTCTTCCATCACCATCTCCCTTTCCTCGGATACAGCAACTGTAGTCTTTCCCGTCCTGCCTTCGGAGCTGATGGTTACGGTCAATACGAATCACGGTACCGTGAATATCAACAACTTCGGCGATTACCTGATGAAAGGGAAGACGGGCCTCAAGACACTGACGCTTTCTGGCTTTTTCCCGGCCCAGGATTATCCCTTTGCCATGATGAGCCTTGCACCCTATACCTACATCGCCCAACTGGAAACGATGCGTACCGGTGACAGCGTATGTCAGCTGACTGTGTCGGATACGCCGCTTTCCATGCCCTGCCTGATTTCGTCCTTCAAGTTTGGCGAGAAGGACGGAAGCGGCGATGTCTACTATGAATTGGGTCTGACAGAGTACCGTTATGTGACGGCGCCTGAGACAGGGAAGACCGACGCTGCTACAGGACTGAAGAAGCGACCGGAATCGTTCTGGTCGAAGATGAAAAAGAACATCACCTATTATCCCGGTGACAGTATTGGCAACGTCATTGGCCGGGCCGTGGGTAAATCAGTAACGCTCAATAATGAGCAGTTCTCAAAATTCCAGATTTACCGCAGCATCGTCCGTAACGGCGGTTTGTCGACCGGGGATATCATCCGTCTGACGACAATGAATCTCAAAAGGAATGATGAAAATGTTCCAGTTACAAAAAATCAATAAGCAAATCAACACGGATGCCGCTCAGACAGAAGAACAGAAAAAGCCTGAGAATACGGACCTAACGGGCTGGCTGATTTCTACAACCTGGTCCGGGGACGTCGAGCAGGCCGGCCGCAAGTTAGAATTCGACTTGGCGTATACCACACGGGATAAGGCCTGGCAGAATCCGGAACTGGAGCTTGGAGATG